GGAAACCGGGAGCGCCTGCGGTACATGTGCGCCCGCGAGGTCCAGAACTCGCTCGAAGAGAGCGTGTACCAGACCATCATCGATTCGATCGAGCGGCTCAGGTACCCGGGCTGGAAGGTCACAAAGGATTCGATCAGCTGCTTGAAAACTGGATCAAGATTCATCTTTCGCGGGCTCAAGGATCTACGGTCGGCCTCAGCCGTGAAGTCTATGGCGAACATCGACCGCCTCTGGCTTGAAGAAGCGCAGTGCATTTCTTCGGAGTCGATCAAGATCGTCATCCCCACCATCCGCAAGGCCGGATCGGAAATATGGGCGTCGTGGAATCCCTTCTCGCTTGCCGACCCGATCGAGGAACTCAAGCTGAAGTCCGGGGCATGGTCCGTGTTTCTGAACTGGTACGACAATCCGTGGTTTCCTCCCGTCCTCAAGCAGGAGATGGAGGACGACTTTAAACGCAACCCTGACGAGGCCGAGCACATCTGGAACGGCCAGCCACGCATCCAGGCCGAGAACTCGATCATGTCGCGTGTCGTCGTCCGCATGGCCATGGAGCGAGTGCTTGAGGCGATCGGCGGAGAACAGATTGGCGTCGACGTTGCGCGCTATGGCGACGACTCGACGCAGATGTATCGACGCAAGGGCCTTGCTGTCACGAAGCAGAAGTCGATGCGCAAATCCGGGACCATCGAGGTCGGCCGTGCTGTCTGGGAATTTGCGGATCGCCGGGACGACATCCCCATGCTCGTGGACGAAGGCTACAACCCAGGCGTGATCGACTGGCTCAAAGAGCAGGGTGCGAACGTCCAGGGCGTGTCCTTCGGATCGTCCGCATCGAATCCTGACAAGTACCCGAACGCGGTATCTGAAATGTGGTTCGAGTTTCCCATCAGCGAAGCGGCCTTGCCGAACGACCAAGAACTCATGGTGCAGCTGGCCGACAGGCGCTACCGCTACGACAAGCAGAACCGCAGGATCGTCGAACCGAAAGACGACTACAAGAAGCGCAACGGCGGAAAGTCTCCTGACAAGGCCGACGCGCTTCTCCTCACGTTTTATCAGCCGCAGGCCGCAGCGTTTGCGCCGGAAATCCAAAAGCAGATGTCGAGTCGCCGCGCGCGTGAGCGCTCCGCGGCATAGGGGGACCCATGGCATTCGAATTGTTCAAGCAGATCTTTTCCGGCGGGAGAACGGTCGAGACCGACAAGCGCGCTCCGAGGCGCCCCCAGGAACGCGACATGACCGGCGGCCTCGTCGCGAATGCGGAAACGCTCAAGGGGCTCTACTACGGCACAGCCGCAAAACTCCAGTTCGCCTCAGCGACAGCGTTCACCCCTGTCTCGATGCCCGTGATGATCATGGGCGTGCCTACTCCCGTCGTTGACAAGAGCGACGAAGCGACGAAGGACGCGGTCGCGCGAATCGTCGATCTCTTCATGGACGACTTCTCGATCATCCATCGCGTGATGCTCCGCAATGGGACCGCCTGGCGCTGGCCCAGGTACAACGCGAACACGAACTCGCTCATCTGGGAGATGATCCCGGACGAGTGCATCACTGATCTTGAGATCGATATCCTGTCGGGTGAGATCAAGGCCGTCTACACGCACGACAATTTCAAGGTCACGCGAGGCGAAGGCCAGATCGCCTACGTCGAGAGGAAGCGCAAGATCACCCGTGAGCGCATCGATGTACGCTGGGTGACGAAGGCCTCAGGGCTTCCCCTCGAGGACAGTTCAAGCATCAACGTCTTCGGCACGCTCCCCATTCCCTTCGGCCACGACTGCGACGAGGGCGAGTGGCGCGGGCACTCGGTCTACGGACGCATCCTCAGGCTCATGCGGGCTTCGCATGAGATCGAGCTGGCGCGCGACGAGGAGCTCTCACTGTTCAAGCCGAAGCTCGTGCAGACCGTGAAGGATGTCGGGAAATGGCTCGACAACAACGGTTATGCGGGGGTCGATGAAGTCGACGTTTTCTCGGCCGATATGTTCCTGAACATGGCAGAGGAGAAGACAGAATTTCTCCACCTCCCGAGCGACGCGACCAAGCAGTACAACGATGCCCTCGCGGACTCGCTCAAGCGCATCATCATCGGGTCGGGCGTGCCTGAGCTTTTCTGGGGTCCGATCGCGACGGGCAACGCGGCCAGTACCGATTCCCAGAAAGACATGGCCATCGGGTACATCAGCTACCTCCGCGAGGAAGTCACGAAGGCCTACACCCGCCTCATCAACGACTCGCTCAAAATCCTCTCGTTCGTCGAGATGGCGCGATACCAGCCGGTCAAGATCAAGTGGGATGCCTTTGACATGGTGAGCGCCGAAGCGCGCGCCCGCATCTTCCAGGCGGTCTCTTCCGGTATCGCCGCGCTCGTGAACTCGGCCGGCGGGACGAAGGACGACATGCTCTTCTTCTGGCGGAAGTTCTTCCCGGATTTCCCGGAGACTGAGATCGCGGCTTTCAGCGCGGGAATCACCGCCATGGCATCACACAAGGCCCTGTCGACGCAGGACATCGCTACCCTGCAGGACTTGGGAGCTGGAGGGGCTGAGTGACCCAGGGCGAGTACCGGCGCGAGTATCGCGGCCTTCGTGCGGCCTGCGGGAAGAAGTCACTCGAGCTCAAGTCGAAGGTGCGGAAGCTCTTCGCGGCCTCGATCACCTCTACGACGAAGGCCGTGCGCGCTCATGTCCGCGGCGACAACCTGAGCGAGTCAGCACGTGATGCGATCATCGCGGCTCTCGGGAAATCTGACCTTTCCCACGATCTTCGCGGGGTCATCGCGACTGGAATCGACTTCGCTTCAGCATCGGTTGCGAAAATAGACGCGACCTACTTGGTGGCCGCAGTCCGTGCCGCCCACGCGGAAAAGGTGCTGACTCCTGAGGCAGTGGAGCGCGGTATCACCCGCACTGCATCGCGCATCGCCGCCCGCAGGAAGAACGCGCTCGATGCGGGTTTTGTGCGTATCGAGCGCGCGGCCCGCGCCGGGATCGTGGAAAACCGCCTGAGGTACAGCCTGAGCGACTCGATCTGGAAAGCACTCGACCGCTACCAGGCTCAGATCCTGGCGATCGTGCAGGGTGGCATCAACCAGACCCGCGACGGAGTTGCGATTGCCGGAGACCTCGAATCCTTCCTGACAGGGGGACCCGAGGCTGTGCTCGGTCGCTGGGGGAATCTTCTCCCGGGGGCGGCCGAGTATGTCGCGCGCCTCGGGACGGCCGGCGTCGACTATCGGACCATGCGGCTTGTCCGCTCAGAGATGTACGCGGACCTCCAGGAGACTGCGACGTGGATGTCAGAAATCAACCCAGCCAGTTCTGGCGAGGTTGACTGGCTCCTCCAGGAGGGTCGCGTCGAGTGGCCGTGCGACTGCGCCGACCTCGCGGCAGGCGGGCCATACAAGACCGACGAGGTTCCTGCATACCCGCACCCGAACTGCATGTGCACAGTTCAGACGCGGCTCATGGATCATGACGATTTTCTCAAGGATCTTGTCGATTACGCGAAGGGAGGCGACACGGCGGGCGCATCGCGGATCGAGAAGTGGGCACAGACATACATCGACGAGTAGCGGGGAGGGGGCGGCATGCGGGAGATCACGGAGAAGCAGCAGGAGGTTTTGAGGTACATCGTGCGGTTCAGGGACACGCATGGGTATTCCCCGACGCTCAAGGAGATCGGAGCCCGGTTTCTCATCGCGCCGCGTACGGCGAAGGAGTACATCGACGTCCTCATCACGAAAGGTGCTCTCCGGCGCATCGACAACCTTCCACGAACGCTGGTCCCTCTGCGAGACATTCCGGCCGCGTGAGAATACCCTCACGTCCGTGAGGCTCACACATTTTAGGAATTGCATAGAAAAGTTTTCCGGCGCATTTTGGTCCCATGAGCGCGATTAAAGGCATGCCGGAAGGCGTGCGCGTTTTCAACTACACGAAGTCCCAGGTCAAACTCCCGAACGCGGAGGACATCCCCGTCCTGCTCCCTGACGCCGTGAAGAACGAGCTGATGCGCGGGGACGACGCGCCCTATTTCAAAGTCGAGGCGATCGACTACCCCGCGCGCGGGACCGGTGGGATCTACGAGAAGTCCTTCTTCCAGTCGTTCATCAACGTCTGCAAGGAACGGCCCATCCCCGGAAGCAAGCGCGGTCACGAGTGGACCTCGCGCCCGTCGAGCGACTTCTACATGGTCGGCGGCTCTTTGGTCGACAACGGCGACAAGACGGGCACGGCCTTCTTCCTGATGTACTTCCCGCCCCAGGGAGACACCACCTCCAACGACGGCTTCATCCGCGATGCCCGCGCCGGGATCGTCAATTTCTCCCTCGTTTCTTCCCCGGAATACAAGGTGATGAAGGGCGAGGGTGGACAGGATGAGGTCCACTTCACCCGTTCTGCCGGATACGAGCGCAACGACGCCGTCGAGTTCGGCGCCGGCGCGATGAAGCAAGTCGTCAACTCGAAATTCCCGTTCGACATCGAGGCCGCCAAGGCCCTGATCAACTCCGGTCAGATTGACCGGGAGACCGACATCGAAGGTTCCGTAGTCCAGAACGGGAAGGTCTACCGCTCCGCCCTGAGGCGACTCGTCTCACGCGCCAGCAATGAAGACAAGCCCGAGCTGACCGCGCTGCTCTCGGCGTTCGATCGCAAGCATAACGAACTGCATGGAGGGAAGACCGTGGACAAAATCGAAGCCATGGACGTCCTCAAGAATTGCGTACTCAACGGACAGACCAACCTCGGCGAGATCGCCGCAGCCGTCGGCCTTTCCGCCAAGGTGCGCAACGAGGACGACGAAAAGAACGCGGAGACCGTCCGCGCTCTCAACTCGAAGCTGGGCGAGAAGCCCCTCGAGAAACTCGAGACGATCCTCGCCGAAAACGCGAAAAGCGCCCAGGCGATCCTCGAGAACCAGGTCGCCGACTACCCGAGCATCGGCGCCAAGCGCGTGAAGAACGCCGAGGGCGAAGATGTGGACAACCCCGTCTTCGTCTACGCCCTCATGAAGTGCCAGGGCAAGAAGGGCGACGAGGTGAAGGCCTCGCTCGACGCTCTCAAGGACGACCCCATCATGAAGAACCTGCTCGGCGCCCGCGCCGACAGCTTCTCCGCCATCAACACCGCCATCCAGGGCGGCGGCGCCGGACCCCAGAAGCCGGGCGCTGTCCGGTCCGTGTAAAAGGAGTCGACCATGAGCGCAAAGGTATACGTCGAGCGCGAGCGCGCCGACCACGTCAGGCTGACCAACAACACGGGGGCGATCCTCGAGAGGAACGAATTCGCCGTGATCGGTGGCCTTGCCGTCGTCGCCGACGAGGACATCGGCTCCGGCTCCGTCGGATCCTTCCACGTCGCTGAAGGCATCGAGGTGCAGGCCAGCGACTTCGTCACGG